GTCGGATAGCGTGTGCGTGTGAGACGCAGTAGCGTAGTCGCTGCTTGCTGTAGTGGCTGCAGTACCTAGACCTAATATAGCTCTACCTGCTGTAGCATCTGCAGGGAAGGTAATAAAGATATTCTTATCACCTGCTGAGAAGTTAACTGCTGATGTGCCGTTAGATCCAGCTAAAACTGTGGTACGTGCTAATGCGTTAGTGGAAGAGTTATACGTACCTAGTCCTACTTCCCACTCATCTGTATTGTAAGTAGTATGCACAATGGCGTAATATGTAGTGTCGCTATTTGACATACATGAGCTAAACGTATCAAAGGTAGCATCTGCACCACCAAGAGACATATCACCAGTACCAGTAGTAGTAGTTGTCTCTTTGATACGATCTTTAATTACTAATGCCATTGTGCAAACCTAGTATTAAGAAATACGAATAACTGCGTTAGACGCATCTGCTGTTGGGAATACGATAGTAAAGTCACCAGATGTAGATGTAACTGTACCACCAAAGTCAAAGACTGCAATAGCTGCATTGCCTTGTGACGCATTATAAATGATAGCACCGTCAGCAGATACAGTAGCATTAGAGAATACTTCATCTGCGAAGTCAACGAATGCTGTACCACCTGATAGTGAAATGACTGGGCTATCTAAAGCTTGGCCACCTGTAGTGTAGTTAGTGCCTACTGCTTCATCAGAGTTACCTGTGATGTCAGAGTAGTTAGTTGTAGCAGCACCATAGGTTCCTGCTGGAGATGACTTAATCAAAGCCACTTTCAAAGTATCGGTATCAAGATCGTGAACACCCCCAAGAAGCTCTTGCTTGAAGCTGTTACACATTGCCGTAGTGATTGCCATTGGGAATGTCCTTTTGTATAAGCACAATGGGGCCAGCTAATGCCAGCCCCAAAGTAATACTATTAAGCTGCGTTGTATACTGCAGAGACAAGAGCTTCTGGGCGAAGGATCTTGCGACCATACAGGTGCATACCACGAACGATGTCTGCGAAGGAGTCAGGGTCACGGTAGTTCTCAACTTTGTTGATTTGCTCCGCTGATGCAACCGCTTCGTCTTGACCTGCGACGATAACGCCGTAGTTTGTAGACTGTGCAGTTGTACCTGAAGTACCTGCGCCTGTACCTGCTGCTGGCAAGTTGTTTGAAACGTATACACGGAAGCCGTGCAAGTTGTTCAATACCAAGCCGTTCATCAAGCCAGAACCACCGAAGTCAGCATTCAACAAACGTGAATCTTCGTCTTTCAGCATCTCAACGAATACTGGGTCAACAACCAACCAACGTCCACGTGCATCAACGTTTGCTGTGTCCATCTTACGTGCCATACGTGCAACTACAGATAGAGGAGAAACAGTTGTTGCTGAGAACGCTGTTGCGCCTGGAAGACGTGGTGCTAGTGGAATAGAGTCACCAGCAGAAGCTGAACCAGAGATTGTCAACGAACCGAAGTCTGTTGCGTCCAAGTGGTTTGCAGTCAGCCATTCACCTGTTAGGTTACCAGCTGTGTCGTGCTGTGCATCACCAGAAGTTGAAGTGATTGCAACACCTGCAGAGGAGTAACCAGACAAGTAAGACAGAACGTCTGCGTCCATTGCGTCAGCCATTTTATAGGCTGCACGGTTAGCTGCCAATGCTGCATAGTCAACGTTTGCAAACTGGTCTTCGATGTCGTCCATCTTAAATGCAAAGTAGTTAGCTTTGTCGATGACCAACGAGAAGTCTTCGTTTGCTAGTTGCTGTACAGAGATACCAGTGTGGCGTTGCAGAGCGTTGACTGTTACGTCTGGCTCTTTTTGAATACGTACAACGTCGCCTTGGTTTGCAATCTCACCGAAGTAAGAGTTGTTGGTGATTGCGTTTGTGACAGCTGATTTGCGAAGTGCAATCTGCGCCTGTTTGGAGTAGATTACTGGGGACCATGTTGCTGGCATTGCGCCAGAACCGAAGCCACCCGATGCGGAAGTAATAGCCATAGTTGATTTCCTTTCATAGATATGGCGTGA